TGGAGTTCCTTCTCAATTTCCCTGCGTTTTAGGAAACTCTGTATCCTATTCCCGAATGACTTCTTCTTTACTTCTACATTCTCTACCGACAACATCTCATCGACCAAGTCTTGAAGAGTCAGGTTCATATCTGTCCTGTCTGCCGGGCTACATCCTCGGCGTTAGTAGCTCCTGGTAGTGGCCCCGGTATAGCGCCGCCTTTAGGAGGAGGAGCGAGTTTATCTAAAACAGCCTTTAATACCAGGGCCGCCTGTTCTCCGTTCTGTAATAACCCTTCTTGAGATGCCTGGACGATTATCTGTAAAGCTTCCTGGGCGGGGTTAGCAATATAATCTTCCGCGTTATCTAACCCTAAAGCCTGGCCTATCTGCCTTACGAGTTCAGGGTGCTGGCCGTTATCCTGGTTTAAGATATCGAGGAAACGTATTAAGTTCTGCGCCCATGCGAGCTTATTCCCCATCATCGGAGAGGTCTTTACCATAACATCAATGTTGCCTATTAACATATCGGGGGTGATGGTCTTACGAATGAGTTCACCTTCTGGGCCTACTATTCTGACCGCCTTCTCTTCAGGGCAGAATTGGGTGTTACGGTCTATCATCATGAGCAAGAGTTCTTTATGGGAGAAGTCTTTCAAGAGCCTTATGGAGAGGTCGAACCTGAAATTCGCCTGTTCTATCTGGCTCATTATCTCGGTCGCGGTGTCCTGTTTTGACGAGGGTTGGCCTGAAATAATATCACTTGAGCCTAAAGTCATGTTGATTAGTCTTTCCAGGTTCACCTGCTCATTCGTGGCTACAAGTGATTTATCGGTCTTTTGGATAGGTCGTATGGCAGTGTCAGGGTTACCTACGCATGGGTGTAGTCCGCGCATATTCCGCCTTAAGACATTGATGTATTCTTTGTCCACCTGCTCTATATTGGCGAAGTAGCCCGGATATACTATGTCGAGTATAGAGTCGAGCTTGGCGTTCTCTAAGTCCTGGGCGTAGTATTGTAGCCTTAAAATGGGCTTAATCTGCCCTAAAGCGAACATCTCGTGAGGGACTGGGGTGTCTAAAGCCATCACTATAGGTTTTCTCATCTCGTAAAACGGAAACTTGTCCGGGCCGACATTACGCACGATGTCGTTTTCTATGATAGAGATTACAGAGTCATCCTCCCACATGGTAAACATCTCGTAGTGGGGGTTGTCATAGTCGTCGCTCTCTACAGTAGTCATGCCTCTATATGCCATCCTCTCGGTCCTGTTCCTGTCAAGTTGCCCGGCGCCGCGCTTGGTTTCGATAAGCTTCATGACAGCTTTCTTATCCCAGCCGTGAAACTCTGCTATCTCCGGGTTCTCCACCATTGATTTTAAGTATGCGGCCGAAGGTTCGCTCCTTATGATGAAATAATCCATCGCTTCGCGCTTCAGGCCGTTTACTTTGTTCCCTACAGGAGCCGGGTAGCAGTCGAATATGTCGAATGGTATGAGCGCTATCGAGTCATAAACCGTCTTTTCTTTAGGCTTAAAGTCATAACCTATGATGTTCGGGTATAAGTTATTGCCCATTTCATCGGTGTATTTGGGGGTCCGGGACTTGACCTTCTTCACTTCCTTCTCGTAGAACACCCCTGAAAAAGAGTTCCCGTAAAGCATGGCCTCTTTATACCAAGTCATGAAGAAAAATATCGTGTCGATTTCATTGGAGAATTGGAACTTAGCTAAAGTGTCATGCGCCTCGGCCACTTCGTCATCTTCTTCCCCTACGCCTATCATCTTGAACCAGTCCTCACTGCCCACCATCGCCTGGATTATCCTGGGGAGTTTTGTCTCTATCTTGGAGAATACATACGGCACGAATACATTGGCCCTCTGGCCGGAGAGGATCTCGGCGTAGTTTTTGGTATAGCAGAGGTATAATGAGTATATCTCATTCCATAGATCCCTCATAGGCCGCAGGTAGTTCTCCGACCTCGTTATGCGGTCGAGTATCAGGTTCTTGGCGTAGATTGGCTCGTATTTCGGCATTATGGCTCCCTTTCAGACACACTCACTACCTTGTCGAAGCTCGTTATGACATCATCTCCCTTGCGGGTCTTTATGCGTATATCTCGCGTGGAGAGGTATAGGTCCTTTATCCGGCCCTTTATAAGTCTTAAATTATCTATCTCACCCACCATCGCGACGGCCCACTTCTCAAGGAATTCGCTCTTTAAGTCTAACCTTCCATCCAAAGAAGCGAGCGCCATCTGCCTCAATCTTATGTCTATGGGGTTCTCGGTGTCTTTGGCGATCGTGGCTACGCGACCGTCTTTACGAGTGAATTCTCTACTGAATATCTGCCTGCCGGCCCTATGGTCGAATCTCTGATCAGAACCCATTCATCGACCTCTTACGCATAGCTTCATTACAATTCACGATAGGGTGGACACTCATACCTGGCATATGTTTCTCCACCCCCCTTATCCGGCCCTTATTCTTTGAGGCGTAGAACACCCTCTCGCCCTTCTCCGGGCCATATTCACTCTTCATAGCAGCCATTATCTTCTTTCCCTTTTTAGTAAGCGGCATATCCCCCCCTCATCATAAGTCTGGTCGCCTGACCAAAAACCATATTAGCACTATGGGTATTACCACTATCACAATCGCCTGTATCATCGCGGATAGTGTCCTATGAAGGTTTCTTCGACGTTTAACTTGGGCATCCCGGCGCCCCCCAGGACCATACACGACTGCATCAAAGCGTCGGCATAGTCCGGGCTTGAGAAGCCTAAGTCCTTCATGTCCTCTTTTGAGATTATCTTCTTCTGGCCGTTAGAGCGATACTCGAACCTTATAGCTGAGAGTTGGGTTTTAAGCTTGTCATTATTCAGTATTTGTATCTGACCCCGATCGAAAAGCTCCTTTAATATCCAATAGCACTCGTCCCTTTTGGAGTAGAATTCGGGCTTTAGGCTCTTTTCTGAGGCGATAAACGCCCTCACGTTGGGCAGTTGCGCCTCGCGTAACATGTCAGTTACCCCCCCACCGACCCCAATATCGTCAATCACGTGGTAATTTGTCCTGTAATCGCGCCTTAAATCGATTATTCTGCCTACGGTATGGGTAGTGTCCTGCCCCTTATAGCCTTGAAGGTAGATCTGCTTCCAGCCCATATTGGCCTTCTGGATGATGGAGATCACGGTTTCATCATCCCCGAAACGCGCTACATCGCAGGAGAGTATCTTCTGGCCTTCCGGGAAGAAGTTGTTTAGAGTAGCTTTCTCTATCAGGTGGTATTGGATGAGGAGGTCTGCTGAGTCCACGTCCTCCCATGAGTTCATCACATAGCGCTTGTAGTGGTTAGGGGCCTCCTCTTCCATGCGTTTTAGGTCCTGGATGAAGTCTTTGGGGAGGTTGTCCTGGTTATCGAAGGTGGTCGCCTCAAATAACTCAAATTCCTCTTTGGGGTTATTCTTCCACATCTTCCAGATCCAGTTATGGCCGTTGGTATTGCCGATGACTATACCCTGCCTAAAAGGGGCGTTCTCGCGCCGTAAGCGGTCCCGAAGGAAGGTAAAAGTTTCCTCGGTCTCGAACTCTTCAGCCTGCTCTATGGCAAATATCGAGAGGTTAAGGATCTTTAAGACCTCCATATCAGCGCCAAGCCGGAACATGATGCAGGACCCATTCTTGAAATGATACTCTTTATTGCCGTCTACCTTCACTTCAAAGTAGCGCTCAAAATCCTTTAGGGTGGAGTCGCGTAGGTCTGTATATTCTTTCCTGACGATTATGGCGAGAGAGTCGGGGTGGGTCTGGCAGTAGTCCCATACTTTAAGAAGCATAAAAAGAGTTTTTCCCGTGCCGATGCCTGCTATTAGGGCCGGGAATCTCTTTAGCGAGCTTAAGAAGCTAAACTGGAATGGCTCTGCCTGTATCTCTAACTTGCTCAGGTTTCTTATCCTTTTGGTTTACGATGATGATCTTCGAGTCACCAAAGCCTTCACCTTTCATAAATACCTTCCGGGCGATGTCGCGGCTCACTACTTTCTCGGCTATCATCACTTTGTCCATAATAGTTAGGTCGGGGTCATTTAGAGCTATACCTACCACTTCCCATGCTTTATCTATGATGGCTAAGTGTTTCTGCTCAACTGAAAGGGGGCGCCGCCCCGATCTACCTTTTTTCCCAGCCATATCTAAAATCCTAAGTTTTTGAACACAATGAAGTTATAATATTT